TCCGAACCGATGACACCGTCCCCAGCGGTGACATCACGTTGTACGATGCTGGGACCATCCACACCTTGATGAACCCTACTCTTCCTGGAGCGCCTGATGGTTTAACCGTCGGTGAGCTCTGGGTTCACTACCGGTTCAAATTCATGGTGCCGAACACCACCCGTCCCGCTATTGGAACTGGTACCGGTGAAACAGCTATGACCCAGTATCAGACCAAGGAGCGCATCGAAGTTCTTGATGGCAACGCTGATGGCCAGGTTACAGACGATCCTTTCAACTCTCCACGCCCAGCGGACGCCGAACCCGTTATCGATACCCTTGGGCTTGGGAAGTGGGACGCTGTCATTGAGGGGATCAAGATCCTCCGTGACGGTGTCTATGCCTTAAAGGTCGCCATGGATGTTGGGACTGAAGAAGACGAGAAGAGCCCTCTCGACCCTTCTGAGTTGCAGGTGAATTCCATCCTCACTTTTCGTGAGAGTGTGGGTGCCTCTGCCGGGGCGCTCTTTGACACCATCAACAACTCCACCGCCTTGCCCGGCGCCGGTGCGGGTGTCCTGGCTGAGAACTGGACTGAGAACAACGCCCAATGGGTCGTTAATCTTGTCGCCGGTAACGTGATCGGTTTCTACAATGACTATCGTGGTGTCATTGGGAAGGCCATTCTCGGGAAAGGAGCTTCGCTGGCCATCAATTGGCTGGCTGCTCTCTCGCCTGCTCTTGCTAACGCTGCGCGTGCTGAGCATAAGCAGGTTGAGAGCTTGGAGCACTACCGCAAACGCCACGACGCGTTGTTTGCCTCTCGCCTTGCTGTTCTCAATGAACGCAGGCGCTCCCGCTCCCGTCCCGACACGCCACGGCCTTCCGTTCCAGCCGACAAGGATGTGCACTTTGACACCGCCGGTCGCGGTTACGTCATCGTGCGCCCCCAGTCCTCTGGCTGCGCCGAGATCCGAGAATACCTCAAGAAGTAATCTCCCAAAACAACTTTAAATCATCATTTTCAAATAACAATAATAAATTAAATCCCTTCCCCGGTGGCTTGTATCACATCAAACCCACCCAACCAAACTTAGTGGCTCCAAGTACAGTGTGCCAACAGCCCGGTGCCCCAGGATCGCCATAGCTAGATATCTACAGTCCGTTAGGATGCTCAATGGATTGTGCTCAGATCCCCACACACCCGGTGCGTCATGCAGTGACTCATGCTGTACTCCACTTCGTCTCCCTGTCAAGCTGTCAGTCAGCACCCATAGCGCCCGCCGGCGTTTCCCCCCCCCCTCACAGTGTTTCCAATCCTCTATTGATCGGGAAAATCATACGATCTCTCACTTGAACACTATCTCGTCTCTTGGCCATAAGAGGCGGGTAAGGCAC